TTTGTTAAAAACATCCAATATGGTGATGAGGTTAACCAATGTCAAGGCTTTACCTATAATGAGAAAAAGAATGTGTTTGTACTGGCATGTATCAATGGTGATGGTACAAAACAAAACTTGTATGAACTCAATCCAGATACATTTGAAATCGTAGGTACATATAAGTTTAGCGACCCTGACAAAATGGGGCATTGTAACACTATGTGCTACAACAAATATACGAACAAAATTTATCTTGCTAATGGTTTGAAGAATGGTAATAACCTATCTGTATTTAATGCGGATACAATGACATTTGAAAAGACTATCACATTGAATGAGCGTGTGTTCAATATTGGATATGATCCTATCACACGAACTTATGTGAGCATCGTACCAATTAGCGGTCAGCAACGCTTGCGCGAAGTCAACTTGTACAATGATGATTTCAAGAAAATGAAAACGTATCAAATTGACTACCAATATGATGACTTTAACAACAATGGAGCATTAATGCTTAACGGATGCATCATGAGTGCAACGCTCGGTAGTTTGGTAGAATGTACACCATTTGGCACAGTTAAACAGATTATTGAAATCAATAGAACTACTGAAATTGAAGATATAGCATACTGTAATGGCAAATTCTATTTTGCGGTGCTAACCGAAAAGCCTAATAAACGGCATCAAGTAGATATTTATGTAGGTGATCCAAATAGGGATTATCAAAACTCAATCAATACGGCCCGATTGGCAACGCTTGATTATCTCAAACTAACTGGCGGTACATTAAGCGGTGCGTTAAAAATGGCTAACAATACTTTGATTGAGGGTTATAAACCTGATGGTCATGGTGTTGGTATGGCTAAAGTATCTACTGCTGGCAACGTGGAATTGGGCGATAGCTCCGTTAATACATTTGTTAAAGGTAAGGAATTTAAGCACTATGACGGAACAGATAGTTTTACAGTACTTACCACTAAACATTATGGAAATGCTATTTACAGCAAGACCAAAGCCGATGAAATGTTTGTCAAAAAAGATGAAGCTGGTTCATTTGGATTTCCATATTCTAAATTAGATACCGCAACAGATTGGAATACACTCACAACGCAAGGGTGCTATGAAATCAATTTCGATGGTGGTGCAAATAACCCGCCACGTTCGCATAAGCAAGGCATGCTAATTGTATTTAACTTTGGAGATGGTAAATTAATCGACCATACATTGCATACATTAAATGGTGAAACCTATCATCGTACTTTCATAGCCGACAAATGGGGTTCTTGGGGAAGAGTACAAACATCATTGAATAGCAGATTGCAATTATGGAGTGCGAACGGAACGAACGAGGTATACATAGATGGCTAAGTTGGTAGTAAATATTAAAGGTCAATCCGAGGAATTTGGATTGACCGATGATGCACGAGATATTGGCGGTAATGATTATCTAACTATATCTAACGGAAACAAAAAACAGTACGCACGATTAGGGAATAATGTTACTAAGTTAATCGTTAGAAAAAACAATCAGAAATTCTATGTACAAAAAGATCCAATTTTATTTACTGATAAAAAATTGATTACGAGTAAATATGATTTGGATTATGTTTACGATGTATTCTTTCCAAAAGGAGTATATATCGTAAAAAGACAGAATAAGTATCAACAATTTATAATCAACAAACAGGATGTTTATAGAGTGATCGTCAATATGTATAGAAGTAATGATACTGATTATTTTATTTACACAACAATCGTAAATAACGGAAATTATATACTAAACAAAAAAATTTTTCTTTCACCCGAAAAAGGATTGTTGATAGTACGTAATGATTAGTGCGGTGATACAGGGAGATTAGTATGATAGAAATCTTTATTCCAATATTTAACGAGGTGTTTAACGTGAGTGAAGCGGTACGCATATCATTGGCTATATTCACAACAGTTATTCTTGTGTTTATAGACACAGTTTTACGAGTATTAGTGGAAGCAAGGAATTACAACCTAGCAACAAAGAGAGAAGTTACAATCAAAAACACTATACTAGCTATCCTATGGAGAGGTTGGGCGGTAGTAAAGGTTGATGGAAAGCCTAAGCGATTTTTAGTGAGTGGCAAGCTACGAGCGGATATGACTAAGAAATTAGTCAAATCCTATCCGTGGCTTTTTTTGTTGGCCTTTATTCTATTAACATTGCCTGATGTAGTAGTACCTGTATTGGGCCGTGTTGATGTATTCCTATGCACATTGTTGTATTTGATACCTATATTTATCGAATTGGCATCGTGTGTGGAAAACATGATAGAACTCGAATTAGTAGAAACGAGGTGGTTTAAACGTGCAATAGATCTATTTAAACAAGTGATTGATTTCGTTAAATCGGTAAAGGAAGCGATTAAATGAAGATTAACTATGAAGATATGATTACGCTGATTGCCTTGGCTAGTGCGTTAATCATGACTATCTATCTTGAACAAAAGGACTTAGCAAGTGTGATAGTCGGTGTATTGGGCGGTTATATTGGTGCAACAGGCGGTGTTAAGCGTTCCCAGTACTTAAATAATGGGGGCGGTGTTGATGAAAAAAAGGAGTGCGAAAAATGAACGAATTAGGGAGTTTGAGTGCAGTATATGAAAGCAATGGAAACCCTGCTTGTGTATCAAGCGGGGTTAACGATGCAGGTGGTATTTCCTATGGTACATATCAATTAGCTAGTAATTGCGGTAGCGTTGATGAATTTCTAGGCTGGGGATTACGGCAAGGCGGATTTTATACAGACTACGCAAGAGCATTGGTTGATAGTGGCGAAATCAATAGTGATGAGTTTATCGAACAATGGAAAGAACTTGGTACTATTGATAGACAAGGATTTGCACAGATGCAACATGACTATATCAAGGCTAAATACTATGACGTAGCGTGTAAATTGCTGCAAGATAACCTGTTCCATGTAGATAAACACTCCGATACATTGAAAGATGTGATATGGAGTAGAACAGTACAATACGGTGTAGGCAATATCATTGATATGTTCAACGATGCATTGAAGTTAATGGAAAAGGCTTTGAATTTAGAATTGCCTAATCTATCCTACGTTGATGATAAACGCTTTGACTATGACATCATCGCTTGTATCTATGATGTATGTATGACTACTGCATGGAATAATAGCGTGTTGCGTGATAATTTGAACGAACGTTTTGCAGATGAAAAGTTTAGAGCGTTGGAAATGCTACAAAATGAATTAAATGAGGTGTAAGCCATGTTAATTAGTAAGTTGGTACAAACTATCAAGAAACACTACAAAATAGCCGTAGCGATTGCCCTATGCGTTTTTATCGCTATTGTAGGTGCATGGATATATCATCACAAACAAAAAGAATTAGAAAAGCCTGTTATTGTTACACAAGAGCAGGTTAAATCACCAAAAGAATTGTCAAAAGCAATTCATGTTACTGAACAGGAAGCACAGGAAGTGATTTCCAAAAAAGAAAGAACTCAACCAATAGCGACTTATTACACACAAGCACCTACAGTAGAAGTTGCAGCAGAAAAGGTGAAACAGGATATTGCACATAGCAACCCTAATGTACCTAAAGCAGCAACTGAAAAATCTGATAGAACCGCAGTAGTTGCTAACACCGATGAACAGAAAGTCGATGTGTACAAAATCAATCTAAACAAAGGACATAAGATAAAAGCTGGTGTTACTTTGATAGATAATAAAGCCTATGAAACCATAGGCTATCAAGCAGGTAAATTTGAAGTGTTAACACATTTCAATGGACAACATTTAGAGGGCGCTAGCGCACTTTACACAGTAAAGGAATGGTGATCTAAATATCTCCGAGTTGCACGGATTGCAACAATCAACTGTTAATTGACAGTTGGAAAGTATTACTTTATAACTGAAAGGAATAACACAATGGCACAAGTATTTACATTTGAAGGAAAAACACATCAATTCGCAGAAGATATTCAACCAAACAAAGAGGGGTTATACATGGCCACTCTTAAAGATGGCGATAATGTAACGTGTGAAATGTGGTTTGTAAATGGCGAACTACACCGATTAATTGAATTAGACTAAACGTATTAGAGGGTAGCTTAATTGCTACCCTCTTTTTTGTTTCGTCAAATATTCGTCAAATTCTAATTGTAAAATGTGGTAAAATATGAGAAGTAATATTTACCGCAAGTAAGATTAATTGCAAGTATAATAATAATTGTGAAATAATTGATAATCCATAGTGAATTGGAGTATAATATATTGATATGTTATGACCATGGAGGAGAAAAACATGAAGCGGGTTCTAGTATCCGTAAAAAGTGTACAACGA